CTGTGGAAGCAGGTCGGCGCAGTCTGCGACCTGTTCCAGCCGCAGGAATGCCGAAACTACTTCATCGCCGCAGGCTATGGTTTAAATTGAAGGCGACATGCTCTAGAACATAATCGGAACAAACTTGTCTTTAGCGAGGGCCTCCCGTGGGTTATGACATCAAGAAGTTCATCAATCCGAAGTTTCTCAAGAGCATCGAACTTGGGCTGATGCGGGAACTTTTCATCCGGCACTTTGGCGAAGATGCCATGCCGGTCGCTTTTGATACCGAGGCGCCGACAGTCAGATCGGAGCTGACGAAGTATTTCGAAGAACCCGTCACCGGCTGGCAAGAGGGGCTTGTCGCCGACCTGCATCGCGTCGCGGAACTGGGCAGCACTGAGGGGATGCAACTCATCCTGAACGAAGCGCGTCGCCAAGGGGTTGCCCTTTACCCTGTTCCCGAGACCGAAGACATCGAGTCAGCGCCGATCAAACACGAAGCCAAGCATGTGGCGCTGCATGCCTATCTGCATCACCACCAGATCTTCGAGGCGGCAGCCGATTTCCAGGCACTGCGGGCACCAACGGCAATGGCGGAGTTCCGGGGGCCAGAACGCGACGTTGGCGCCGATTTGACCGACGAAACCTCAGCGGCATTCAAGGCCGCCATCATGAAACTGTTCGCGCAGGATTTGCAGGGCGATTACTGCCGCCTCGGCCCTTACGAGGAGGAAGGCGAGATCAACCTTGTGGTCAGCCATGGCGCACCGGTTACGACGACGCCGGTTGTGGCCGGTGACCGTGAGCAGATCATCACCCTGCGTGCGGTGAAATATGCGGCCCTGCGCTATGCGCCAAACGAGGGGCTTTTGCGCATCGGTGGCGTGCCGAAGGGACAGCAAGGTGAAGTGGCGGCGATATTTGCCGAACACATTCTGGGGTGTGCAGGATTCTTCGCGGGCAAGGATGCGCGCGACCTCTACACCCTTGATCCGATCACCCGTTTCGGCCCGGATTTTGTTTTCGACCATGCATTTGACGAACGGATTCTCGACGTGCGGATCGTAGCGGCGGCGGCCGACTTCTTCGCCGAGGATGAGGATGGTGCATGGCGGTATGTGCGCACTTGGGAGTCGAAGGATGCATCGGGCGCTGCGCTCCGGCATTTCAAAGCCAGCGAGGTGCATTTCGGGCGAGGCTGGCGCTTGGGGGAGATCACGTTCCGGGTATTCTTCAAGAGCGACGCGAAACGGCCCGCAAAAGTCACTGTTCGGCTGAAACCGCCAGGGACGCTCGCTTTCCGCCGGACACGGTTTGAAAAGGCGATTCACGCGCTGGTGGCCCGCAACGGGCTGGAAAAGGATCGCGATGCTGACCTGGTTGTGGAAGCGGCTGAGTGACAGCGGGGCGGAAACGACGGTTTCCGGCCGGGCGCTAGGCCAATTCTCCGACCGTAGTGTCGAGCGCCTGCTCCGGGCGCGGGTGCTGATCGAAACCCGAAAAACCGACAGTTGGTCCGTCTGTACGCAGTGCGATTGCGGACTCGATGTACGCCCTATCCGGAGGGTCGGCGATGAAATTCGCGCTTGCTGCCCGCATGATGCTGCTGAAGATGTTGTTCTCACCGAGGATGACCTGAAACGCTACTCCGTCGACGGAGAGCGCCTCGCTTGCGAGATCGCGGCATCGGGTGGGCTCGTCGGCACTGTGGTCCGGATTGATGATGGCCTTTGGCTGATCGGCAGGGCACCTTCAGGCCATTCGGTGGTGCTCTGCAGCAACCCTGACCGGTTGGAATCGCCCGGCATGATCCTTGCGGTCAAGGCTGCGGCTGGTGGCACACGCGTGGCCCTGATCGCCCACGCCATCAATTCGACCCATGCAATTCGATGGCGGGAAGCAGGAATCACAGTAATGGACCTCGGCGAGGTGATGATCCGTGAGCAGTCCGGCACGGATCGTCTGGTCGTCGAGCGGATCCGTGAAAATCCGCAAGTTAAGGGGGTGTTTTCCGATGGGGTCAAATCCAACGTTGCCCGGCTTCTGATTTCACGCTCACGCCGAAGCGTTCAACTGGATGGTCGAGATTTCGTCCTGTCTCTGACCGAGTTCGATTGTTTCCTTGGGGCCGCAGAAAAAGTCGCGGCAGGATTGGTCATGCTCACCTACCAAGAACTCTACGCCCTGACCAACAGAGCGACGCACCGCGATGTCATCAACGAACTCCGCGACAAGTTGCAAAAGCAGGGCCTGACGCGGGACCAGGCATTCGATCTCGTGCAGACGGTGCATGGACGGGGTTTGACCATCAACCTGCCTTGACAGGATATCGACATTCGCGATTGAGTCGATCCACGTTTCTCCCACGATTTTCCCACGCCATTCCCACCAATAGCCTGCAGCGAAACGGCAGTTTCGGAACAACAGCAATGATGTTCCGAGGCTTCACGACATGCACCCCCCGATTTCCCCCGCCGACCTTTCCACTTTGATCGCCGAGGCAGCCGTTGCTGCGCGCCGCCTGCACCGCAAGTTGGTGCTGCCCGCCGCAGATATTGATGATCTGCGGCAAGATCTGCTGATCGATCTGATCTGCCGTTTGCCCAGCTTCGACTCCCGTCGCGGCAGTATCGGCGCATTTGCCAATATCGTGTTGCGCAACCAGTCGTCGCGGATCGCGATACAGCACCATCGCCAGCGCCGTGCGCAAGGCGGGACCGTGCTGTCGCTCGACGCACCCATCGCTGGCGGGACGGAGCCGCTGGGCTGCCTGTTGGCGGAAGCTGACGGTCTGGCCGCCTGGCATGGCCGGGACCTGAGCGCGACCGAGGATGCCGATCTCCGCCATGACCTTGCTCGCGTACTGGGCGATCTGCCCGAAGATGCGCGCACTCTGTGCGCTGCGCTTGGCACCTGCGCAATCGCAGAAATCGTCGGCCGCACCGGCACCTCCCGTTCCGCCCTTTACCGGCACATCGCCCAGTTGCGGCTCGATCTCGCGATGCGCGGGTTCGGGGTGCAGTGGGACGGTTCACGGGCGGCTTGAGTAGAGGACCCTCATGGAGATGTTCGTCATGCCCCCCACCGCCTTCATCCCGGCCAAACCCCGGCCGCTCACCGACATCGAGTTCTGCGCCTGGATCGGCCAAGCGGTGCCCGGTGACAAGTTGGAATACCATCGCGGATTTCTCGGCATCGATACCACTGCCGTGATTTCGACCCTGCCAGAGCCCGAACGCCGCACGCTTGGGGCGCTGGCCAGTGCTGCCCACCGGGCTTTCGAGGCTGCGCTGGTCCATCTGGTGCAGGTGCGCGTCGGGCCGGACCGCTTCGCCTACCTCGCCATTGCGCGGACCAAGCCACGCCACGCGCCGATCCCCTTTTTTCAACTCATAGCGACAAAGGAGGCCGCCTGATGCGCGCCGTACTTGCCTGGATCGGAGATCGGCTCCCGCCCTCCCTTTACTTCGCCTTGGCCGGAAAAGCGGCCGAACCCTCGACCGGAGATAGCTCCATGGCCAAGCTGCCGAGCCTGATCGCACGCCTGCGCCGTGCCTTTCACAGCCTCGACGAATTGCCCGACACGATCCCTGCGCCGTGGCGCGAAGGCAACGAGATCGAACCGCTGCCGATTGAGGTGGCCACCATCGACGATATCGCCTTTGCCGTGGTGGCCGCCAATGCGGATGTCTCGGTCGCGATCCGGCGTTCCTCCGCGCTTGAGCGATTGCACCGCCTCGCTCGCGAGGCGGGAGCATTCGGGACCGACCGCGCCGTTGATGCGGCGCTGAAACGGGAGGGGCAGTGATGGCCATTCCGTTCCCCAGCACCGATGCGGCGGCTGCCCCGCAACTCGCCAATGCCCCCGGTCTCAATGACATCGACCGCCTGTCCATCGGCGACATCGCTGCCCTGCCGCCCGATCTGCTGTTCACCTTGCAGGAAGCCGCTGTTGCGGAAACCGCCCGGGTCAAGCGTCTGCGTGACCGTCTGGAGGCCGGGATCGGCCAGCGCTACGGCGCGGCAATCGAGGCCGAGCGGGCAACGCAAGGAAAGTCCTGCGGCACGGTGCGCATCGAGGATGCGGGCGTGGTGGTGATCGCGGACCTGCCGAAGAAGGTGTCCTGGGATCAGGACCGGCTGGCTGCCATGGCCGCGCGCATCGCCGCAACCGGTGACGATCCGACCGAGTATCTCGAGATCGCCTACCGTGTGTCAGAGCGCCGGTTCGGGGCTTGGCCCGAGGCGATGCGGGAAGGTTTCGCGGCCGCCCGCACCGAGACCACCGGCAAACCCGTGTTCCGGCTCGAGACCCGAGACCGGTGATGCGCGGCGGCGGGACGCCCGAGCGGCAACGCCGGGCAGGTTCCCCTTCGGCACCCGGTCACCCCCGCCGCCGCGCCCCTTTCAATCTTTCGGAGAACCCCATGACTTTCCGCATCATTACCGCCGACGAACGCATCTCCTCGGCCGAGAACAAAACCTCCCTGGCAATCTTCGGTCCGCCCGGTGTGGGCAAGACCACCCTTCTGAAATCGCTGCCCGCCGGGGAAACCGTCTGCCTCGACCTCGAAGCCGGGATGAAGTCGGTGCAGGACTGGCGCGGGGCCTCGATCCCGGTGCGCAGCTTCACCGACTTCCGTGATCTGGTGGTACTGATCGGCGGGCCCGATCCGGCGCAGCATCCGCAGTCCTGGTACGGCACCGATCGCCATGCGTGGCTGCAGGCCCAGCACCGCGACAGCGGCATCGAAGCCTTCCTCGCCGCGCGCCGCATCGTGTTTGTCGACTCGATCACCGACCTGACGCGGCAGGTCATGGCCTATGCCCGCCAGCAACCCGAGGCGTTTTCGGACCGGACCGGCAAGCCGGATGTGCGCGGGGCCTACGGTTTGCTGGGGCGCGAGGTGATCCAGGCGCTGAAGCATCTGCAGCATGCACGCGGCAAGACCGTCATCTTCGTCGGCGTGCTGGAAAAGGTCACCGACGATTTCGGGACGGTCACCTGGCAGCCGCAGATGGAAGGCAGCAAGGCCGGACGGGAATTGCCGGGAATCGTGGACCAGGTGGTCTCGATGCAACTGTTCGCCCGCGACGCCGAAGGCGGCTGGGTGCTGGACGAGACCGCCACCGAACGTCGCCTCGTCTGCAAATCCGGCAACCCCTGGGGCCTTCCAGCCAAGGACCGCTCCGGCCGTCTGGATATGACCGAACCGCCCGACCTTGGCGCGCTGCTTGCCCGCATCGACGGCCGCGCCAACGCCCATCCCACCTTCTCCTCCTGATCCTGAAAGGACACATGTCATGAGCTACGATCTGAACGACGCCCAGCCGCAGATGGCCCCCATCGGCGAACTGATCCCCGACGGCACCTTCGCCAAGGTGCGCTTGACCATTCGCCCCGGCGGCGTGAACGGCGCGACCCCGGCGGATGCGGGGCTGCTGAAGGCATCGCAATCCAGCGATGCGCGCATGCTCGATTGCGAATTCACCGTGGTCGATGGCCCCCATGCCCGGCGCAAGTTCTGGCAGAGTTTCACGGTGGCGGGCGGCAAGCTGGACGAGAAAGGGCAGTCCATCGGCTGGAAGATCTCGAAATCCACCTTTCGCGCCATCGTGGACAGCGCCCTTGGCCTTGATCCCAAGGACGAAAGCCCCGGCGCCAAAGCCAAGCGGGTTCTGCCGGGCCTTCGGCATCTGGAAGGCATCATCTTCGCCGCCCGCATCATGGTCGAGCCTGCCTCCAACCCGCAGTACCGGGATCAGAACCGCATCGCCAACGTCGTTCTGCCTGACGAGCCGCAACATGCGGCGATCATGCGCGGTGAAACTGTCGCGCCGGATCCCGTCAACGCCCCGCCGCGCAAGGCCGCGAGCGTCACGGCATCGGGCTGGCAAGCCCCGGCACCGGCATGGGGTGCGGCGCAACCGTCGCCCGCAGCTCCGAACTGGGGCGCGGCACCGCAGCCCGCCGCCGCATCCGCGCCCGCTTGGGGAACGCAGACGGCCCCCGCGGCACCGCAGGCACCTGCGCCCGCTGCACCCGCCAACCCCGCGATGCCCGCGTGGCTCAATGGCTAAGGCACGACGGACGCGACGGTCAGGTGGGCCGGCACTCTCACCAACCGTCGAACCTAGTGGGGCTGGGCCGGGAGACCGGCCCATGACCCCGGACGAATGGCAGGCGCATGTGACGCGCGCCGCCGCGCTGGAGATCGGAAAATGGCTCGAGGCCCGAGGAAAACTGCACCAACCCATCGCAAGCCTCAGCCTCGGCGACCTCGAGGCCATGGCGGTCAACGCGATCTCACGTTGGATCGTCCTGCAGTCGGAACGCCTTCAGCGGCAGGATTGGCCGCAAGAGGACCCGGTCGCGATGCTCTTGCTCGGATAGCGATCTGCGCGGTCTGCGCGCGTGAAGCCCGCGGCTTCGGCTACGTCCACCGACTTCAGCACGACCGCTTTCCCTATCACCGCTTCTGCTCGCTCCGCTGTCAGGACGTCGGCAGCGCAATTGCCCAAAGGAACAATGGCATGATCGACAAGACCGCCCGAGAGACCCGTGCGATCCGCGACGCGCGGATGCTTTTCGCCGAAGCCCTGACCGACCTTGGGCTGATGGAGCCCTTCTTCAACCGCACCGCCGCCGACATTGATCGTCTGATCGAGGCTGCGGTGACCGGCTACGTCGACAGCATGTTGGCGCAGGGGGCTATCAAGGAACGCACCGGCACCGCCCATGATGATCCGATTCCGTTCTGAAGGGGCGCGCGATGATTGATCTGAACGATGATACGACGACCTGCACCTGGAAGGTGCTCTTGGCCACCGCCACCAAAAATGCCGCCACCGATTTCGAGATCGAATTCTGTGACAGCCTGCGCCAGAAACTCGAACGGTTCGGCGCGCGCGCCCAGCTGACGGACGCCCAGTTTCACAAGCTGACCTGCATCGCGCAGGCCGGCGGGTTCTGGGAGCGCGACCAATGATCGACTTGAACCATGGCTCAGGCTGCCTTTACGGCGAGGCCACCCCGCCCGCCACCATCGCCTCATCCGTTTCTGCCGCCATCGACGTGGCCCTTGTGGCCCGCAACCGCAGCGAACGGCCCCGCACCTATGTCAGTTCATCAGGTCTTGGCCGCGATTGTTTGCGCCAGATCCAGTATGACTTTCTCGCCGTGCCAAAAGACGAGGGTCAGGAGTTTGCCCCGAAAACCCTGCGCATCTTCGAGGCGGGGCACCGGGGCGAGGACATCATCGCTGGCTGGCTGCGCATTGCTGGGTTCGATCTGCGCACAGTACGCGCCGATGGGCGGCAGTTCGGGTTCGAGGCGCTTGGCGGCCGGTTCAAAGGCCACATCGATGGTTGCCTGGTCTCCGGCCCGGTCGCCATGGACTATCCCGCCCTCTGGGAAAACAAGGCGCTCGGGGCGTCAAGCTGGAAGGATGTGGTCAAGCGCGGTGTCAGCATCGCCCGCCCGGTCTATGCCGCCCAACTGGCGCTCTATCAGGCCTATCTTGATCTGCCAAAGCCCGCGTTGTTCACAGCGCTGAACCGCGACACGATGGAACTACACGCAGAATTGGTGCCGTTCGATGCGCGGCTGGCGCAGGACATGTCGGACCGCGCCGTCGCGGTGGTGCGGGCATCGGAAGCGAGCGAATGGCTGCCGCGCACGGCGGCTGACCCCACAGCAGTTGTGTGCCGGGGCGGCATGTCGGCGGGCAAATGGCATGCGCCCTGCGCGTGGGCAGGCACATGCTGGGGGAATAATCATGAGTGACTTCACCCCCTCAGCCGCACAGGCTGCAGCCATCGCCGAGGTCCGAGACTGGTTCGAAACCCGCACCGACCAGCAGCAGGTTTTCCGCCTCTTCGGCTATGCCGGATCAGGCAAAAGCACGGTTCTGAAGTTTGCCCTCGACGACCTCGGCCTGTCACCCCACCGCAGCGCCAAGGACGGCAGCTGCGTACCGGGCGTCGTCACCGCCACTTTCACCGGCAAGGCCGCGCTGGTGCTGAACCGCAAGGGAACGCCCGCGCGCACCATCCACAGCCTGATCTATTCGGTGATCGAGTCGACCGAAGAGGAAGTCGCGGCCGCCGCGGTGAAAGTGCAGGAGGCGGAAGTCGCCTCCCGCCGACTGACGGGTTTCGACAGGACTGCGGCCGAAGCGGGGATCGAGGCAATGCGCCAGGCGCTTTCGGCCATGAAACACCCCCGCTTTGCCCTGAACCCGCAGAGCGACGCCGCCGATGCCAAGCTGATCGTGCTGGATGAGGTTTCGATGGTGGGCGAGGAGATGGCGCGCGACCTGATGAGTTTCAACAAGCCGATCCTGGTGCTGGGCGATCCGGGCCAGTTGCCCCCCATCAAGGGCGAAGGGGCTTTCACCCGCGACGCGCCCGACGTGATGCTCACGGAAATCCACCGCCAGGCGGCGGAAAGCGCTATCATCCGGCTGGCTACCATGGCGCGGATGGGCGAACCCATCGGATTCGGGACCTACGACTCTTTCGTGGCCAAGCTGCGCAAGGGCGACATCACCCCGGATCAGGCACTGCGGGGCGGACAGTTGATCTGTGGTCTGAACGCGACGCGGCTGCAGTTGAACAATGCCATGCGCGCGGCAGCGGGGTTTGGCGGGACATACCTGCCCACCGGCGCGGCCGAGAAGATCATCTGCCTGAAAAACCAGAACGACCTTGGGCTGATCAACGGCATGTTCCTGACGCTGGAAGGCATCGTCGACGAAGGCAGTCTCTATTTCTCGGCCATAGTCCATGATGAGGATGGTCGCCGGGTCGGACCCCTTGATCGCGACGGCAGACCCGGCCGCCTGCGCGTCTACAAGGGGCATTTCGAGGATCATGTCGCCAATGACCCCAAACGTCACGACCGGGACTGGAAGGACAAGCGCCTTCTGACCGAAGCTACCTTTGGCTGGGCGATCACGGCCCACAAGGCACAGGGCTCGCAATGGGAGAACGTGATCGTCTGGGATGACGGGTTGGGCCGCACCGATCTCGACCGCCGCCGCTGGCTCTATACCGCGATCACCCGGGCCGAGCGTGGCCTGGTGCTGCTGGCCTGAAGGGGACGCGATGATCGACCTGAACGATGTCGCCACCTCCAACCCGCGCCATGATCTGGCAGCGGTGCGTGACCGGCTTGCCATCACGGCCAACGACTGGCTGCCGCGACTGTTCCCGGAGGCGCAGCTTGCCCGTGACCGGCACGCGTTGCGTTGCGCCGATCTTTCGGGCCGGGCCCCGCGTAAGAACGGATCCTGCACCATCCACCTTGACGGGCCCTATGCCGGCTGGGGCTTCGATTATGCTACCGGCGAGCGCGCGGGCCCGATCGACCTGATTGCACAGGCAACGGGCCTCTCTGACGCCGCACTTTTCGACGAGGCGGCGCGCATCGCGGGCATGGATCATCCGGCACCCCGATCCGCGCCGCGCCCAAAGCCCGATCATTCCGCCGAGATCGCCAGACTTGTCGCTGGTGCAATCCCGTTGGCGGGCACCGCTGGTGAAGACTACCTCCGGGCGCGCGGGCTAGCGGCTCCTGCCTCGCCAGATCTGATATTCCATCCTGACCTTGCGGATTTCGAGACCAAGCGTGGTTGGCCGGGGCTGATCGCGCTGGCGCGGTTCGCGAACGGTGATCGGGCACCGGGCATCCATCGGACATTTCTTCTCGATGACGGCAGCGCCAAGGCCCCTGCGGGCAAGAAGATGCTGGGTTCGGTCGCGGAGGCCGCAGTGCGTCTGTATGCCATACCGGACGACGGCCACCTTGGTGTGGCCGAAGGCATCGAGACGGCCCTTGCGGTGCACGATCTGTTCGGCACGCCAGTCTGGGCGGCCCTTTCGGCTGATGGGCTGGCGCGTTTTCGCTGGCCCGACGGCACGACGCGCATCACCATCTACGCTGATGCGGGCGATGCCGGGCGTCAGGCCGCCGCGACCCTGTCGGACCGGCTGAACAGGGCCGACATTCCAAACGAAATCGTCCTGCCGCTTAATGGCGATGATTTCAACGACGACCTGATGCGCGGAGCCCGCGCCGAGGACTATCGCGCCGGGCAGGACGTCCCCGCGATCAGTGAGATGGCAGGGGCAGAAGGCCTCCCTGTTGGTGACAATCCCATTGAGGCTCTCGTCGCTGCCGCCGATGCGTTGACCAATCCGCCCGACATCACGGGCCTCGGCCAGTTGCTTGGCCGCATTGCGCTGGCGAGGCTTGACCCGCTGCCTGCGCGCCAGATCCTGGCGCACATCAAGGTTGCGACCGGCATTCCCATGGCAATCCTTGAAAAGCAGCTGACGGAACTTTGTCGCGGCGTGAACGCCAGTGGCGATCCGAATGCACGCATTTCCAAACCGGCTTGGTACAACCGCCTGCGTCAGGACATGGCGGGAACACCAGAACGCAACGAAGCCAATGTCATCATTGCCCTGACCTCCGATGTGGCCTTCGCCGGAGTTCTGGCCTTCGACGACTTCGCGCAGGCAATCGTTGTGCGGCAACCGCTGCCATGGGATGGCGCGACCGGCCCATTTCCCCGCCCGTGGGAGGATGCGGACGAAGTTCGCACCGCCGAATGGCTGCAACTGCGCGGCGTCAACGTCGCCCCCATGGTGGTCGGACGCGCCATTGGTGCCGTCGCCCGCGATCATCGCATCCACCCGGTGCGGGACTGGCTGGATCACCTGCGCTGGGATGGCATGCCGCGAATCGAGACCTGGACCAGCACCTATCTCGGGGCCGAACCGACTGCTTTCCATCACACCGTTGGCGCGCTGTGGCTGATTTCGGCCGTCGCCCGCATCTTCCGGCCCGGCGTCAAGGCCGACCACATGCTGATCCTTGAAGGCCCGCAGGGTGCGCGCAAATCCACGGCCATCAAGGTGCTGGCGGGCGAGGAATGGTTCACCGACGAACTGCCCGAACTGGGGTCCAAGGACGCGGCGATCCACTTGCAGGGCATCTGGATCGTGGAAATCGCAGAACTCGACGCCATCGGACGTGCCGAGGTGTCCCGCATCAAGGCGTTCCTGACCCGCACCACCGACCGTTTCCGCCCGCCCTATGGCCGCTATACCGTCGAGGTTCCCCGTCAATGCGTCTTCGCGGGCACGGTCAACCCCGACACCTATCTGCGCGACGAAACCGGCAACCGCCGCTTCTGGCCGCTCCGCTGTGGTACCATCGACATCGCGGCTCTCGCCCGCGACCGGGACCAGCTCTGGGCCGAAGCTGTCCACCGCTTCCGCGAGGGCGCGATCTGGTGGATCGACGATGCGGATCTGCTTGCAGAAGCCAGGACCGAACAAGAATCCCGGTATCAGGGCGACGCATGGGACGCGCGCATCGACCGATGGCTCACCCACGACACGCACAGCGTCAATCGCGGCCACGCGGGGTATGAGGATTGGCAGGACGAGGAGGTCGAGCGGGTCGATCCGATCCGCGACGTGTCCGTGGGAGAAATTCTCGAAGGGGCCCTTGGAATTGAACCTGCGAAATGGACGAAGATCGATCAGATGCGGGTCGGCGCCTGGCTGAAATCTCGGCATTGGGAGCGGTATCGTCGCCGCACGGGGGAGGCCCGCGAATGGCGCTATCGCAGGCCAGAACGAAAGGACTGACGGAATTGCAGCCAGCCGACGACAGGGGGCATCCGCGAGGGTGCCCCTTTTCGTTTTGCCGCGGCCCCACCTTCCGATCTGTCCCCACCTTGGCGGCGAAGTGGGGACAGAAAAAATCCATCAATATCAATCGTGTCCCCACTGGCCCCACTTCGGCCACTGACTTCCTTTCCTTTCCCATAGGAATGACGAGTCCACGCTAGTCCCTCCCTTCATCATACATCGGAAAGAAAGAGGTGGTACCAGGTAGGGCCAGTGGGGACAGCATTGATTTTGAATGCATTTTTCTGGCCCCACTTTCGACGGATGTGGGACCAAGTGGGGCCAGCAATCCAAAGCGCCCGCGTTGCGCATTTTTCTTGATTGCGCCCGTCCGCCATGATTCTATCAGCGTGTCCAAAGCCGAAGGCCCACTGTCTGTGAGCCTTCAACATGAACCAGACGATCTCCATGCCGGACCTGCGCCCCCAACCGGGGCCAGTTTCCCGTTCATGCATCCTCGCCCTCGATCTGGGCACTACGACCGGATGGGCCCTGCGCGGCCATGATGGTGTGATCACCAGCGGCACCGCATCCTTCCGCCCTGGCCGCTTCGATGGCGGAGGAATGCGCTATCTGCGCTTCACCAACTGGCTGGGCGAAATCGACCACCTCTCCGGCCCGATCTCAGCCATCTGGTTTGAAGAGGTGCGGCGGCACGCGGGCACCGATGCGGCCCACATTTATGGCGGACTGATGGCGACATTGACGGCTTGGGCCGAACTGCGAGGCGTGCCGTATCAGGGCGTGACTGTCGGCACCATCAAGCGACATGCCACTGGCAAGGGGAATGCGCCGAAAGAGGCGATGATCGCGGCGGCCAAGGCCAAAGGGTTTTCGCCCACTGACGACAACGAAGCCGACGCCATCGCTATCCTTCTCTGGGCCATCGAGACCAATGGGGGCGTCGCATGAGGTGGCACCCCCGAGGCTATGGCGGCACGCGCCGTGACCCTGAGCAGGTCAAGCAAGACGGTTGGCATGACCAAGGTCTGCTCGCGGTGTCGGTCGACGATCCCCGGCTCACCTGGCCGGAACGCGAACTGGTCCGCCAACTTGGTGACAAGCTCTATGGCCAACGCGCTGATAGCCGGGAGGCCGCCAATGGTTGAATGGACGCCAGCCACGGTAGACGCGCGGCTCGAAAGCGCCGCCGATGTTTTCAGCATGCTGCCCGAGGGCAAGCCGCAGGGCTACTTCAACGCCTGGCCTGAATACTTCCACAGTTTTGCTGACAAGGTCGGCCAGCAGCCTCAGATGCGGCGGCCAAAGCCCAGCCCGCGCCAGATCACCCAAGCCGAGGAGACGTTGCTTTGGCTACGCTGGCTGGATCCCGACGATTCGCGGCTCCTATGGCTTCGGGCCAACCGGAAACCTTGGAAGCCGATCTGCTGGGAACTCGGCATCAGCAGGGCAACGGCCAACCGCCGGTGGCAATACGGCATCGCTGTGATCGTTTGGCGGCTGAATGGAAACCAGGTGCCGCGCAAGCGTTCTATGGGGTTCGTGATTAGCCGGACTGCTTAGTAGCCAGTGATCTGCGGCGTCTCGATCTTTGCAATCGTAAGTTGGGCAATTGAGGGTGCAATAGTGCCTTTCTTCGCTTTATCGTTGATGTACTTGCGGAATTTTCCCCCGCCGATGTAGTGGTCCTGCAGCCACTCTCGATACGCACCCAATGCTTCGAGCGGATAGCACCACGCTTCCTGAGGGTTTGACTTTGCCTGTGGGTGGCTATCCGGATACCGGTGAGGGAACTTGCTGCGATCGCCAAACCGCTCATTGAAGCCGTTCTCGTCCCAGAACTTCGACCAATGCAGGCCAATCGAAATATCGACAACGTTCTTTTCGTCGACTGGCGCGCCCGCAACGATCATCTCATAGATCAGCGTCTCGGCTTCGTTGAACACGCTGAAAAAGCCCCGCGGAGCAGACTGATAGTTCAGAGCAATCCTCTCATGCCATTTGTCGAAACGCGCGCGACCGGTCGGGTCGTAACCGACCTGCGAGTAGATCATCTCGCGAAGTTTCGTGCCGGCTAGGATACGGAAATTGTCCCGTGCCTCTGGCTGGCAGTTCGTACCAGCGTCGAACGCATAGTACTCGAGGATCGCCAGACACACTTCTGCTGGATAGCAGTAGTGCACCACTCCGTTGTGCGGCACTTCAATATGGGCGGCGGGGGCCTCAAGGCCGATCTTGGACAATATGCCCTTGATGGCCCTGATCCTTGGCTTTGGATCCGGTTCGTCCCACTGAGAACTGATCGTCCCGATGTGGGCGTTCTGGACGCCACACAGCGCGGCAAGTCCACGCTGATTCAAGTATGGCGTGCCATTGGAAAGCACACCCATACCGATTCCATTGATCTCGGTATCCTTTTCAATGCCGAGATCAAGAACACCTTGGCCGATTTCCTTCCCATCGCTTTTGACGGGTAATGCCTTGATAGTTGGTGGTTTCATGCCGATTTTCTTGCCAACTGAGCTGATGCGGCCACCGCGACGAGTCGCGAGACCAACGTTCATCTTCGCGCGCGTGAACAGATTGGCAACATATCAGATTTAAGCCGCGACGCCAACGAGATGATGTACATTCGGGTGCGTCGCCGCCGATATACGGTAGGCAATGTCAATCGGGTTCGTACGACCGAGACAACTTTCCGCGAGACAACGGACAACGAGACAAATCAACCGCCATTGGCTATCAATACCGATATACTCGGGGTCGTGCGCTCGGATGAACCGTTGCTGATCGCGAGGTGGACACCGGAGCTGGCTTCCGGGGTCCGGGCAGGGTCCAATCGGCATCCGTCCCGCTAACCCACTGATTTCTGGTTCCTTCCTGGCGACATTCGTATGCTGGCGGGCGAAGCGCGACATATCGCTAGCGACAGGGCCGGATTTTTGGGAAGCCACCCGGAAGCCACCGCCGCCTGAACCGGCCTGAAACAACGCAAAATCAAATCCTTGAAGCTGGACACCCCCGGTGGCCGCTGGACCCCGCGTGGAGTCCAGTCTGGACCCCGGAGTCCGGAAGCCAAGGGTATCCACCCTGATCCGAGGAATGACCCGCTGATGACGCTGAGCTTTGCCCCGGATCGGATCGAGATGTGGCCGCTGGCCAGGCTCCAGCCCTACGCACGTAACGCCAAGGCGCATGGCGCGGACCAGGTGGCGAAGATCGCCGCCAGCATGGCCGAGTTCGGCTGGACCGTGCCGTGCCTCGTGGCCGAGGACGGCGAGTTGATCGCGGGCCATGGCCGGGTTCTCGCCGCCACCCAACTAGGGCTGACCGAAGCGCCGGTTATCGTGCTTGGGCACCTGACCGAAACCCAACGCCGGGCCTATCGGATCGCCGACAACAAGCTGACCGAGCTTGGCACCTGGGACGAGGCATTGCTCTCGGCCGAACTGAACACGCTTCTGGCCGAGGATTTCGACCTGTCACTGGTCGGCTTTTCGGACGGCGAGTTGGACAAGTTGCTGGCCTTTGTTCCGGAAAGGGACGAACAAGAAGGTGGTGCCGGGGGATCGGTGCCGCCGGTGACCATCCCCGAACCGCCGCGCAATCCGGCCTCGCGGACGGGCGATCTCTGGATCCTCGGCGATCACCGGCTGCTTTGCGGGGACTCGACCAGCGCTGCCGATGTACGTCGTCTGATGAATGGCGAACGGGCGATCCTGTTTGCGACAGACCCGCCTTACCTCGTCGACTACGACGGTTCGAATCATCCGACCCGCAACAAGGACTGGTCGGCATCCTATGGCACGACCTGGGACGACAGTTCGCAGGGGGCCGAGCTTTACGACGGCTTCATCGCGGCCGCCGTGGCGGAGGCCATCGCTGACAATGCTGCGTGGTATTGCTGGCACGCCTCGCGCCGCCAGGCGATGCTCGAGGCCTGCTGGGAAAAAGCCGGGGCATTTGTGCACCAGCAGATCATCTGGGTGAAGGACCGCGGGGTTCTGACCCGCTCGCATTACCTGTGGAAGCACGAGCCATGCTTCATGGGCTGGCGCCGCCCGAACCGTCCGCCCAAGGTGGCCGAGGAAACCCTGCCGTCGACGTGGGCGCTGCCCAGCTTCGCCAAGGACGACCGGCCCGACCACCCGACGCCGAAGCCACTCGATGCGTTCGGGATCCCGATGCGCCAGCATGTGGCGCGGGGCGGTCTCTGCTATGAACCGTTCTCGGGCTCCGGGTCGCAGATCATGGCAGGCGAAGCGAATTGCCGTCGCGTCTTCGCGATGGAAATCAGCCCGGCCTACATCGATGTCGCCGTCGAACGCTGGCAGGCCGACACGGGACGCGACGCAATCCTCGACGGCGACGGTCGGACCTTCGCGCAGGTGAGGACTGAGCGCCTGGGGGATGCCCCGGCCGCGCCTGAAGAATCCCAACCCGAAGCCGCCGCGTGACATGCATGACCTGGCTTTACCTTCCTCCGGACTTGGCTCCGGAGCCGCAGATGCATGTCTCTTCGGCCTCTCCCTTTGCTCCGGCGCTGGCGGGCTCGACCTCGGCCTCACCATCGCCATCCCCGGATATCGTGCTGTGGGCCATGTCGAACGGGAAACCTTCGCCGCAGCCACTCTCGTGGCGCGGATGGAAGACGCGTCCCTGGATCAGACTGTTGTCTGGGACGACGTTGGAACCTTCGACGGCCGCCCGTGGCGCGGCGCGGTGGACATCATCACTGCGGGCTATCCGTGCCAACCATTCAGCGTGGCGGGCCGACGGCTCGGCACCGAGGATCCACGCCATCTCTGGCCGCATGTCGCCCGCATCATCGGTGAGGTCGGGCCGCCCTTCGTCTTCCTCGAGAATGTCGCCCATCATCTCCGCCTCGGTTTCTCCGAAGTCGCCGCAGGACTGGTCGGCATGGGCTACCGCCTTGCGGCAGGCCTCTTCACAGCGGCGGAAGTCGGTGCGCCCCACAAGCGCGAAAGGCTGTTCATCCTCGCCATCCGCGAGGGAGACGAACTGGCCGACCCCGCGCGCCTGCTCTGGCACCCGGTCGAGTGGCGGGAACCGGACGGAACTGCTGCGTCTCTGGCCCACGCCGAGGGCGAGTGCCAACGAGAACCGGCAGACCAAACCCACGCCGTCGCAGGAAGCGGGGCAGCACGGGTTGAACCTAGCGACGACGGCAGCACTTTGGCCGACGCCGCAGATCGACAGCTTCCGCAGCCGGGGTGGCGAGCGGAAGGACGAGAAGGGTCTGGACCGGATGGCGCGCGATTGGCCGACGCCGATGGCGAACGACGGATGCAAGCCGAGCGCGGGCAACCGTCGGTCGGCCGATCTGACCCATGCAGCGGGCATGTGGATGACGCCGACGGCGCGGGATCACAAGGACGGGGCGACGACACTGGCGAACACGCCGGTGAACGGCCTGCTTGGCCGCCAGGTCCTGGCGACGCAGATGGCTGGGAGCGATACCTCCGATGTGCGCCGGACCTTGAACCCGCTGTTCGTCGAGGCGCTGATGGGCTGGCCCACCGGGTGGACCGGCTTCGCCTCTGTGGCAACGGCGTGGTCCCCCTGGTTGCAGCGCATGCGCTGCGAACTCTCGCGGCTGAACTGCTGGCCGATGGATGAGGCGGTGGCATGAAGCAGTCCCGCCTCATGTCGCTGGTCGAGTCCGTCGCCAACGTGATCGTCGGCTACGGTGTCGCAGTCGTGACGCAGATCCTGATCTTCCCGATCTTTGGACTGCACACGACGCTGGCGCAGAACCTGAAGCTGGGCGCGGTGTTCACCGTCGTCTCGATTGGCCGCAGCTACGCATTGCGGCGGTTCTTCGAGGCGATCCGAATGCGGTGAGCGAAGCCAAGGACCATGTCGAGCCCCGTAAGAATCTTGCGATCAGATGGCATAGTTGCCGAAGTGCTTCCCGAACTTATCAACTCCGGACTTTCCCAGCAGTGTCAGCTTGTTGTGGAGTTTGTGGCCGGGAGACGCGTTTCGGGCCTCGCGCGCCCAAACCTTTGCATCAACCTCCCAAACATCGAAGTTGCTTCCATCCGGGGTGAATGCGCAAAGGACGACATCGACACGTTCAAGAAGTGTATTGAGGCATCCCCATTGGGTGTTTCGCCCCTTTGCCGTCCGAAGCGTCGCGCGACGGCCGTCCGGTAGTTTGAGCTCGGTTGCCACTGGGCTGACGAGTTCGCCGATTTGGCTCGCAAGTGCCCGACCAGCCGAGATTCCAAACTCGTAGCCCTCGCGACCCGAGACCTCATCCTGCCCGCCTCCCGGTCCGGATGGTTTGGTCATTGCGATCTTAACAGACTTGGGGAGAAAATCTTCCAACGCGCGGACGGCCACAGAAGCTGCAGAGAGGCTGGGGTTTTCAGTCAAGAACTTGCCGAGTCGAGATGCCAGATCGTGATCAAGCCGAACGGTAATTGAGTCGACCATGCGCGCCACCTTTCAAGAGGGTTGATGCATGCATCTTGCCGAACGGCAATACGATTCGTCAAGAGGTATGCATCATACCTCTTGAAGATCCTTTGCTTCACAATTTCGCAGGCGATCAGGCTAAGCGGTAGACCCGACCGCGCCCCTCGACCTTCTCCGAGGTAACCTCGAGTCCGAGTTTCTTCTTCAGCGCCCCGGCCATCGCGCCGCGCACCGTATGCGACTGCCAGCCCGTCGCCGCCATGATCTCCTCGATGGTCGCACCGGCCGGTGCGCGCAGCATGGCGATCAGCGTGGCCTGTTTGGTGCCCTCGCGCAGCGTGCGCGCCTTAGGCGCGGCGTCGGGTTCGGCGGGGGTGTCGGACGTGGCTTCGTCGGTCGGCGCGTCCGTCGCGCTCACGGGCGCGGTGTGCGTGTCCTCGGGCTCGATGCCGATGGCGACGAGGCCCGCGTCGGTGGCGACCAGCGTGGTGCCGTGGCCGTCGCCGGTCTCGCGCCACATGGGTTCGCCCTTGCGCAGGTCGGCGTCGACCTCCTGCAGGAGGCCCTTGGCGATCATCGCGCCGACCACCTTGGCGGCAGCCCCGCCGCGCAGGCTTTCGGGCAGCGGCAGGGCGATGCGCTCGGGCCGCTGGGCGGCGGCGCTCAGGATCAGGGCTTGGGTGTCGGAAAGCTGGGTCATCGTCGTCTCCCGTATCGGGGCGCGCGGGATGCGGGCCCTTCTACGAGGCCAAGCCCCGCAGGGCGGGGCTGGCGCGGTAGCTGGGTGGGTTACTCGGCGTGTTCTCCCTCGCCGAAAAGGAAATCGGTGATCTTCCGGAGGTCGCTGGCGACGCTGCCAATCGAGCCGACGCTGCCCCAATTGACCGCTTCCGGATCGAAGTTGAAATGGTCGTCGCTGAGCGCCTGAAGTCGGGCGAGCATCGCATCGATCTCGGCCTTCTTGCCGATGAAGGCATCGAGGGCTTTGGTGTTGTCGGTCGCGCGGCGGGTCATCTTGGTGGCTCCTTGGTGAGTTGCATCGTCCTTCTGAAAGGACGTTCGCTCTGTCCGCGATGCTTATCAACGAGATAAGCGCATGATCTTGAATGATAATCGGAGCCATCAATGCAGGGCATGAGCGAGCGCCAGTACGCCGCGCATGTCGGCCTGTCGCGGGGCGCAATCCAGAAGGCGAAGACGGCCGAACGGCTTGTGCTGTTCGCCGATGGCAGCATCGATGCCAAGGCCAGCGATGTGCGTCGGGCGGAAACGACCGACCCGTCGAAGACCCGAAAGCCGCCCGAGCCCAAGCTAAAGCCGGTGCCCGAGGCGGCCGTTGCTGCTGTGGGCGACACCCTGCGCGAACAGGGGCTGGCGGTGCCAGCGGTTGGCGGGGGCACGACCTACCTGCAGGCCAAGACCGCCAACGAGGTGCTGAAAGCGCAAGAGCGGCGCATCCGGCTGCAAAAGCTGAAGGGGGAATTGATCGAGCGGGCACGCGCGCTGTCGCTGGTGTTCCGGCTGGCGCGGGAGGTGCGGGACGCTTGGGTGAACTGGCCTGCGCGGTCGTCGGCATTGATGGCGGCGGAACTGGGCGTGGAACCGGCCGCAATGCAGAAGGCCTTGGAAAAACATGTCCGTGCCCACCTCGACGAGCTTGCCGAGGTCCGGCCCGACTTCCGGTGATGATGACGGGCTGACTGATTTCGACGGCGCGGCCGAAATCCTGCGCACCTGGGGCGCGGGGCTGACGCCGGACCCCGACCTGACCGTGTCGCAATGGGCAGACAAGCACCGGATGCTGTCGGGCCGCGCATCGGCGGAACCGGGACGGTATCGCACGGCGCGCACGCCTTACATGCGCGAAATCATGGATCGGCTGTCGCCCGGCGATCTGATGCAGCGCATCGTGTTCATGAAGGCCGCACAGGTCGGCGCGACCGAGGCCGGGAACAACTGGATCGGCTTTGCCATCCACCAGGCACCGGGGCCGATGCTGGCGGTCCAGCCGACCGTGGAACTGGCGAAACGCAACTCGCGGCAGCGGATCGACCCGCTGATCGACGAAAGCCCTGACCTGCGGGAACGGGTGAAACCGGCGCGGTCGCGCGACGCTGGCAACACCATGCTGTCGAAAGAATTCGCGGGCGGCATCCTGATCATGACAGGGGCAAACTCGGCTGTCGGGCTGCGGTCCACCCCGGCACGCTACATCTTCCTCGACGAGGTCGATGCCTATCCGGCCTCGGCCGACGAGGAAGGCGATCCGGTCACGCTGGCCGAAGCGCGGTCGCTAACCTTCGCGCACCGGCGAAAGGTGTTTCTGGTTTCGACGCCGACGATCCGGGGTCTGAGCCGGATCGAACGAGAATATGAGGCCAGCGACCAGCGCCGGTTCTTCGTGCCGTGCCCGCACTGCGGCCATGACCAATGGCTGAAATTCGACCGGCTGCGCTGGCAAAAGGGCAAGCCGGAAACGGCGGAATATTACTGCGAGGGCTGTGATCAGTCCATCGGCGAGCATCACAAGACGGCGATGCTGGAAGCGGGCGGATGGCGCGCGACCGCCGTTGCTGTCGATCCGACCACGGTCGGGTATCACCTCTCGGCACTTTACTCGCCGATCGGCTGGCTGAGTTGGGAGCGGATCGTGCGGTCATGGGAAGCGGCCCAAGGATCGGACGAGGCGATCAAGGCGTTTCGCAACACGATTCTGGGCGAGACTTGGGTCGAAACCGGGGAAGCCCCCGACTGGCAGCGGCTCTATGATAGGCGCGAGCGCTGGAAATCCGGCACGGTGCCTGCGGGCGGATTGTTCCTGACCGCCGGGGCCGATGTGCAGAAGGACCGGATCGAAGTTGATGTCTGGGCCTGGGGTCGCGGGCTGGAAAGCTGGCTGGTCGATCACGTCGTGATCGAGGGCGGGCCTGATCGGCACGATGCATGGTCGGAACTGACCACGCTGCTTGATCGGTCCTGGCCGCATGAACGTGGCGCGCATCTGCGCATCGCGCGGCTTGCAATCGACACGGGCTACGAGGCCCCGGCGGTCTATTCCTGGTCGCGGGCGCAGGGGTTTGGGCAGGTGTCGCCGGTGAAGGGTGTCGAAGGGTTCAACCGTTCGAGCCCGGTATCGGGGCCGACCTTTGTCGATGCGACCGAGGGCGGGAAGCGCCTCCGGCGGGGTGCGCGGCTCTGGACCGTGGCGGTGTCGACCTTCAAGGCCGAGACCTATCGCTTCCTGAGGCTGGAACGGCCGACCGAGGAGGACATCGCCGAGGGGGCGGCGTTTCCACCGGGATCCGTGCACCTGCCGCATTGGGTCGAGAACGAATGGCTGAAGCAGTTCGTGGCCGAGCAGCTGGTGACGGTGCGCACGAAGCGCGGCTTCGCCCGGCTGGAATGGCAGAAGCTGCGAGAACGCAACGAGGCGCTGGACTGCCGGGTCTATGCCCGCGCTGCCGCCTGGATCGTGGGTGCGGACCGCTGGCCAGACGAAAAATGGCGCGATCTCGAGGATCAACTCGGGGCGGCGCCGACGGAAATGGACAGCGCGGGGCGGGTCAACCGGCCGCAATCCGCGCCTCAGGGAAAACGCCAGTCGGATTGGCTTGGCCGACGCGGAGGATGGTTTTGATGACCGACTGGACAGAAACCGAACTCGCGGCCCTGCGCCGGGCCTATGCCAGCGGCACGACCCGGGTCAGCTATGACGGCAAATCCGTCGACTATGGTTCGGCAGAGGATCTGCTCGGCCGTATCCGGACCATCGAACGCGCCATCGCGGGCACTGCGCGACCATTGCCGATTGCAGGGTTGGCGGGCTTCTCTCGTGGGGATCGCTGATGCCCCCGAACTGGATGGACCATGCCATCGCCTCCGTCGCACCCCGCATGGCGGCTCGGCGCGTGCTGGCGCGGCAGGCCTTCGAGACCCTGACGCGCGGCTATGACGGGGCGTCCAAGGGGCGGCGGACGGACGGGTGGCGCGCGCCGGGCTCTTCTGCGGACACCGAGATCGGTGTCGCCGGGGCGCTCCTGCGCGACCGGATGCGTGATCTTGTTCGCAACAACCCGCACGCGGCCAAGGCCGTGGCGGTGCTGGTGAACAACATCGTCGGTTCGGGCATCATGCCCCGTGCGGCCAGTGGCGACGACAAGCTGGACCGCAAGGTCGATGCCCTGTTCGAACGCTGGACGGCAGACTGCGATGCCGATGGCCAGCTTGATTTCTACGGGCTGCAGACGCTGATCTGCCGCGAAATGGTCGAGGCGGGCGAGGTGCTGGTGCGGCGCAGGCTTCGGCGGGCCAGCGATGGTCTGGCGGTGCCGCTGCAGTTGCAGGTGCTTGAGGCGGATTTCCTCGACGCCACCAAGTCCAGCAACGTCGGCGCGGGGCGCATCGTACAGGGCATCGAGTTCGACCCGGTCGGCAAACGCCGTGCTTACTGGCTGCACCCGGAACACCCCGGCGATGCACACGGAGCCTTGCGCGGCGGTCTGGACAGCCGCCCGGTCCCTGCGACCGAGATCGCGCATGTCTATGAAAAGCAGCGCACACAGGTGCGCGGTGTTCCCTGGGGCGCGCCGGTGATCCGGTCCTTGCGCGATCTCGACGACTACGAGGTGGCTGAACTGGTCCGCAAGAAGACCGAGGCCTGTGTCACCGCCATCGTCTTTGGCGACGACGAATCCCAGCAGGGCATTGCGCCCACCGTGGTCGATGCCGATGGCAACCGGGTCGAGCAGTTCGAGCCGGGCCTCATCGCCTATGCACGCGGCGGCAAAGACATCCGCTTCAATCAGCCGTCCGCCACTGGCGGTTATGGCGAATACAAGCGGGCGAGCCTCCACACGATCTCGGCGGGGTTCCGGGTACCCTATGAGTTGCTGACCGGCGATCTCAGCCAGGTCAATTATTCCTCGATCCGGGCGGGGCTCGTCGAGTTCCGCCGCCAGATCGATGCCGTCCAGTGGCAGCTGTTCATCCCGATATTTTGCGCCCCTGTCTGGCGCTGGTTCACTGAAGCGGCATGGGCGGCGGGCCAGATCCCGTCGCCCGATGTGCCGGTGGAATGGTCGCCGCCGAAGTTCGAAGCGGTCGATCCGCAGAAGGACGCGATGGCGAACCTGCTGTCGATCCGGTCCGGCACCATGACTCTGGCGGAGGTGATCGCCCGGCAGGGCCGCAATCCCGATGCGGTGCTGGCGGAAATCGCCGCGACCAATGCGAAGCTGGATGCGCTGGGGCTGGTTCTCGACAGCGACCCGCGCCGAGTGACCAAGACCGGCAGCGCCCAGACGAGCGACCCGGCCAGTGAAACTGCCGACCCCCAATCCGATGCAGAGGAGAAATAGGGCCATGCCCGACACG